ATGTCTGACGTTAACAAACATGGACTGAAAAGATATATACCTGAAGATGTTAGAAGGCACGTTAGAGTTAGGGATGGTTTTGGCTGTGTAATATGTGCGACACCAATTGTGGACTATGAACATGTGGATCCGGAATTTGTTGATGCCCATAGACACGACGCTGATGCGATAACCTTACTATGTCCAACTTGTCACAGGAAAGTAACAGGAAAAGAAATAAGCAAAGATTTGGTCAAGAAAGCAATGAGATCACCTGCGGCAAAGCAAAGAGGGACTATAGGAGATACGCTTTATTTTTGTGACAGTCATCCTACAGTTATATTCGGCGGCGCAACTTTTGTCCATTGTGAGATTCCTCTTCAATTATTAGGGGAAGATGTGATTTCTATAACAGAAGAAGACGGAAAGTATTTTCTTAATGCTAAATTTTGGGACTCTCAAGGTAAACAAACATTGAGTATTATTAAAAATGAGTGGGTGGTTTCTTCTGAAAATGTGTGGGATTTTGTAAAGGTTGCAAATAGATTCCATATTCAAGAACATGCTAAAGAACCCGCCATGATTATAGAAGTAAGAGATAATAGCACTTTAATAGTTCAGCGTTTTAATATGTTTGTTCAAGGTAGATATAAAGTAATTGGTGATGAGTCTACGCTGAAAATTAACGGGCATCATTTCAGCGCCTTTGGATCCCATTACTGTAAGTATGGGATAGTTTTTGCAAAAGAGTAATTTAATATGCAATTTTTTATAATGTCATCCATCGAAGGATCATATCCTCGATTAGCATTTCTGTTTCTAAATTAATTCCTAGTAGTGGTCTTTGAGCATATTTCACCATCGGGCCGCGACGGCTTACCCGGTCCCGCAGGCCGTAGTGATGAACGCGGGCCAGCTTCTGCACCGACGGAACAAAGGCAACCTCAGCGGCGTCTGCACCTGCCTGCGCCTTGAGATATTTTGCCGTTTTCAGCTTCGCGAACATGCCGCGACGGATGCGCCCCTTTTTGCTGCGGGCGCTGACGCGGCGCGGCTCCCATGCGGTGCCGTCCGGGGAACGTTGTGCTGTGATGTTTGCCTGCTGAATGCGGCGCACATCGTGTGCCACCTCGCGCAGCATCTTTTTCCGGGCTGCCGGTTCCAGCTGTGAGAGAAGCGCAACCAGCCAGGCATCCACTTCATGCAGTTCAGCCATGCTTCACCGTCCAGAATTCCTCCGGTACTTCAGGTTCCGGCACCGCCTCAATGTGTGCCTTCCCATTCTCCACGGTCGCTATCACGCGCTCGGTCAGCTTCAGGTCCATGCTGATGTCGCAGCGGTCATTAGCAAGAATATCGACCTCAAACGAAAACAAGTTTTCGCGCGCGTGGCTGTTCTGCAGCGCATCGGGCTGGTTTTCCCGCAGCCATAAAAGCACCGGGGCCATCAGCAGATTCTGATCGCCGGTGAAGTCGGTGATCACCACGTTCAGGGTGTAGCGATACTCCCATGACAGGGACGCGGCGGACGTGGCGACCAGCTGGCCGCTGTCCACGAACAGGTGCAGGCGGTCGGGGTTGTCGGCCACATACTGAACAGACTTATTCAGGGCGCTGCGTAAGGACTGCGGCTTGTTCATCGTCTTTTTCCTGACAGCTGATGATGGTATCGACCTTACCGGCACATGCCGCCCAGGCGGCCTCCGTTTCGTCCAGCAGGGCCAGAAGGTCGCCGTTAGTGCGCGGTGCTGCCGGGTCCAGCTGGCAGCGGGTGATTTTCGGACAGCCACTCACGGTAAGATTCACCTCCTGAGAGGGCCGGTCTCTGGCGCAGCCGGACAACAGGATCAGGCATAGTGGTATCACTCCAGCGGCGCAGGTCTTCATTTTCACGTTTCAGTTCCTCAATCTTTCGCTGCCGGTCGCGCAGCAGCTGGCCGTTGCGTTCGGCGGCGGCGTAAAGCTGCGTCTGTGCCTGGCTGCTGGTCTGCGTCAGGATGTTCAGGGCAATCAGCTGACTGTTTTTCTGGATCAGCTTTTTTCCCTGCGTTTCTATGACTGCCTCATGCGCGTGAATCTTCTGATAGGCGTTGTGCAGGTTCCACGACTGCCACAACACAATCCCCACAAAAAAAAGAACCATCACGATGATGTTCTTCATGTGCTCAGACCCCCTTAAGGCACCAGGCCAGTTCACGCCCGCGCCGGTTATCCAGCCCCTGATTGAATACGCCTTTCACGTACACCCAGCGCGGCAGCTGGTAACACGCCTCGCGCCACTGGCCCTTTTTCAGCAGCACCACCATCGTGGAGCCGCATACGTTGCCGGTTCCCACGTTGAACGCCAGCGACACCAGCGCGTCATAAACCTGCTGCGGCATAGAGACCGCCACGCAGCGCGCCAGTGCCGCCTCGGTGCGTAACACGTTGGTGATGAAATTCCCCGCCGCCTGCCGTTCCGTAATGGATTTACCCGGCACAACGCCGGACGTGTTGCCGATCCCGTCGGTCCACTTTCCCGCGCTGCACTGGTACGGCTGCAGGCGGCAGCCCTCATAGTCGGCAATCAGCCGCAGTCCCTCCACGGAGGTGTGCAGCTGCTGAAAACCGGGCAGCGTGGCGGCCAGTGCCAGCACCACGCCCACGGCGCAGCGCTTAACGATCTGCAGATTCATAATCACCCCGCGTGATGCGCCCGCTCAGCAGCAACTGATAGGTTTTGTGTTTGTAGTACCAGCTGATAAGCGCCATCAGCAGGCCGATGAATACCCCGGCCACGGTGGACATGTCCTTCAGGTCCATGCCGCCCAGCCACGCCATTACTACCGCCATGCACCAGGTGATAAAGGTGCTGATTTTTTCCCACATGATTCAGTCCCAAAGCTGGACGGCCTGCACGGTGGCCGTCGCTGTCACGTCCGGCAACTCCACCTCCAGCCCGTGCGGTAAGAGGGGGCCGTGCTCCGCCAGCCCCGGATTTGCCTGCAGCACCTGTTCCGTCATGCCCTGCGTGCGCCCGTAGTGACGCCAGCAGAGTGCGTCCACCGTGTCATACTGCTGCGCACGCACTTTCATCAGATAAGCTCCACGGTGCAGTGCGGCATGTCCTGCACGCGGCTGATAGCCCAGCGCGCATCGCGCCAGAGATCGCCGCTGGCATCACTCAGTTCTTCGCCGCGCTTAACCGCTGTTGCGGTGGCGTCAAAGTCCTGATAGCGCTCGTTCAGCACCGCGCGCGTCCAGCACCAAACCGCATTCATGTAGTGATGCAGGCGCACGCTCTCACCGGCCAGCTTCTCCGCCGGAACGTCAGCCAGGCCGTTATGACCGGCCAGTTCCTGCCGCTCACGCCACGGGTAAAGCTCCGCGTTAACTTCCGCCATCGCGGTCAGCACCACCTGACGCAGACGCTCCGGCGTCACGGTGCCGTCAACGCGCATGACGCTGCGGAACTTCGCCAGATCGACGTCCGGCCAGAATGAGTTATTGGGGATAATGTCCGGCGCTGCCGTCGCCTTCTGTGGCGCGATAAATTCCATTGCTCTGTTACTCCTGAATAGGTGGGCGGTGGACGGGGTTTTGATGCGGCGCTGCCTGTCGCCACCCCGTGCCGCCCCGCGCGTGGGCACGTCCGGTTATCAGCTGGCGTTACGGATTTTCCGCTCCAGCTGCTCAATGTCTTTTTTAACGCCGCACTTCTCGTCCAGCTGCAGGGCACGCTTCAGATGGTTCAGCGCGGACGCCGGGCTGCTTTCCGTCAGCACCCAGCCGATGGACTTATGAAGACGGGCGCGCGACTGATCGGGCATGTCGTGTGCGTCGACCACCTCCAGCGCCTCCAGCAGCAGAGCCGGATCAAAAGGCGTCTTTGCCAGGATGGCAGCCTTCGCCGCGTCGGCAATTTCTTCTGCCAGTACCGTCGCCGTGGTGCGGCTTCCCAGCGGCATCGCCCAGCCGTGTTTCAGCGCATGGCGGCCAATCGTGAGCGCACCGGCATAGTCACCGGCGTCAACGCGCCACAGCATCACGTACATCAGCACGTCGTCCTGCTGCGCGCCGTCCGCACTCAGCACGCCCTCAGCCCAGGCGGCGTACTTCGGCAGCACCTCCACCTTGATTTCGGCCTTTCGGACGTTGGACTGAATGCCCTTGAGGCGGCGGCGGTCTTCGTTAAGCTGCAGCAGCATCAGGTCATAGCCCTTTGTGCTGCGGCCACTGCCGCCCGACCGGGCGGCCTCCTGTGCCTGAATAAAGCGCGTATGCGCGCGGAAAGGATTGGTCACGGGTTACGCTCCGGCGCTCGGATTGGCTCCGGCGGCGGTTGAGTCACCCGCGCCGCTCATGGACTTGACCACGCTGGCCGCCACGGCGGCGATGCGTGCAATTTCCGCTTCGCTCATTTCGCCTGACTCTTTTTCCGGCTCCTGCTCCAGCAGCTCGATGTTTTCCACCAGGCAGGTGCAGTCGTAGTCCTCAACTACGTAAGCCTCGTTAACCGACTCAAGGTTTTCGATGCGGTCACGTTTCGGGTTGTCGATGATCGAGCGGCGGCGGGTTTCTTCCTGCCAGTAGATGGACAGATTATCCAGGCGGGTAATCAGCAGCGCATTGGCCGGGAAGTACGGCGCGCGGACTGCCTGCAGGCCGCCGATGCGCTTCTGGCTGATGATCAGATCAGCGGCCAGCGCTTCGGTGTTGGGCTGGCTCTGATTAACCAGCGGGAAATACTTGTCAGCCAGCAACTGACGTCCGCAGATCACCACCAGTTCGGTGTCGTCCTGATACTGCACGCCGATTTTTTCCGACACCGCGCCCATCACAACCGCGTCCAGGTTACGGAACAGGCCGTTTTTACCCACGGTGATTTTTTCCGACACCACCTTGCCGTCTTCACCGATGTGCTGACCCAGCACCTGCGCCGGTTTTTCCTGGCGGATTTTTTCCAGCCAGCCGATATTCACGTCCTGCAGCAGCGGGTTCTGCACGCGGTTGGAGGTTTTCTCACGCTTCAGGCCGTTGAAGCCGATCATGATGCGGTCCAGCGCCTGACGCTTCACGATGGCGTCACGGATGCGCACCTGGAAATCGCTGAACTTCGCCCACATGTCCAGCTTTGAATAAGGCAGCGCGGTGTCAAAGTTGGTCTGCGTGCATTTGTAGCCGTCGCCGTCGATGTAGGTCGGATCGGTCGGCTCGCGCTCTTTCTGGGTGGTATCGGTGGTTCCCGCAATGGTGGTGCCGATCCCCAGCCCCAGCCGTTCGCCGCTCTGCTCACTGACCGGCATGATGTTGATGGCCTGCAGGAACGCGGACGACTCCTGAATTTTGCTTTCCAGCGTCTGTGACACGGACGGCTCAATGGTGAATTTGCTGTTCAGCGCGGACAGGTCAATCTTGTTGATTTCTGCCAGCACCGACATGTAAGCATTCAGCTTAAAACGGGTAGTATTTTTCATCGCTTCGCTTTCTCTGTTCGTTAAAAAGGTTTGCCGCCGCTGTATCAGCAGTCGGTGCGCACTTCGCCGCCGCTGCCGTTACCCTGCGTGCGCGGGCGGACCTGCTGGCGGCCATCTTCCCGGCTCAGCTGCTGCTGCAGTTCGGTGAAGTCCGCCTGCAGCTTTTCGCGCTTCAGCACTTCCTCACCCAGCGCACCGCTGAAATGTGATTTCAGGCTGTCAGCCTGTTCGCTCAGTGCCGTTTCAATGCGCGCGCTCAGGTCCTGCTGCTCGGTGGCAATCAGCTCAACCGCCTGATGCACGTCGCTGAAGCGCGCCGCGTCGGTCTGCTGCTGTCTGCTGAACATCGCTTTGATGCGGGTAAACAGGGCGGGCTTTTCGTCGGCCACGTCCTCAAACTCGATCAGGGTTTCTTCAGCGGCAGAGAAAACGTTGTCAGGATGCTGCTTGCGGTTTGCCAGCGGGTTCGCCCCGGCGCTGGCGCTGAACTGCAGCATTTCGGTGCCGAGGCTGGCCGGATCGTCGGTAACGGCCAGGCCAATCAGATAGGCCGCGCCGGTGTCCGCGAACTCCGGGCGGATTTCCATTGAAGTGAAGATTTTCTGCATGGTGCCGGTCAGCGTGATCAGCTCGTCAGTCGGGTTGATCAGGGCATACAGCCCCAGCTTGCCCTTCAGCGGGCCGTCGCTGATTTCTTCAGCGTCCAGCGCTTCAACTACGCCAAAGCGACGAAACGGGCTGTCTGGCGTGTAGCCCTTGATGTGCTCCATGTTGATCACGGCGGTATACAGCTCAGGGCTGTAATTTGCCGCCATCTGTTCAAGCCAGCTGCGCTCGATGGTGCGCCCGTCCGTGGTGGCACCTTCCACCCCGATACGAAAACGCTTTGCTTTCTTTGCCATTGTCCAGGCTCCGGTCAGTAAAACTCTGTGAGGCACTATGTTTGCGGTGACGGGGGGATCGAAACAACGCGCGGACGTTGTGCGGGAAACCACACAATGAGGGATAGCGGAAAAGGAAGCGGCGGGGCCGTATTTTGGCTGCATGAACATGACACCCGCCCCCGACGACCTCGATCCCCGCAGGCAGGCTTTACTGCTGTACTTTCAGGGATACCGTATCGCCCGCATTGCTGAAATGCTGGGAGAGAAACCCGCAACCGTTCACAGCTGGAAAAAGCGAGATAAGTGGGGCGACTATGGCCCGCTGGATCAGATGCAGCTGACCACCGCCGCACGCTACTGCCAGCTCATCATGAAGGAGCAGAAGGAAGGGAAAGACTTTAAGGAAATCGACCTGCTGGCGCGGCAGTCCGAGCGCCACGCCCGGATCGGCAAATTCAGCAATGGCGGCAATGAAGCGGACCTGAACCCGAACGTGGAGAACCGCAACAAAGGCCCGCGTAAGCCACCTGAAAAGAACCTGTTCAGCGACGAACAGATTGAGAAGCTGCAGGACGTTTTCCACGGCTCGATGTTCGGCTATCAGCGCCAGTGGTGGGAGGCAGGGAATAAGTATTCAGTCCGCAACCTGCTGAAGTCTCGCCAGATCGGGGCCACCTTCTTTTTTGCCCGCGAGGCGCTGATCGATGCGCTGACCACCGGACGAAATCAGATATTCCTGTCGGCCAGTAAGGCGCAGGCGCACGTGTTCAAGCAGTACATCATTGAATTCGCCCGCGAGGTGGACGTAGACCTGAAGGGCGACCCGATGACGCTCAGTAACGGCGCGTGCCTGTATTTCTTAGGCACCAACGCCCGCACCGCGCAGAGCTATCACGGCAATCTGTACCTGGATGAATATTTCTGGATACCGAAGTTTCAGGAACTGCAGAAAGTGGCGTCCGGTATGGCGCTGCACAAGAAGTGGCGCGAAACCTACTTTTCCACACCGTCCAGCCTGACGCACAGCGCCTATCCGTTCTGGTCCGGTTCGCAGTTCAATAAGGGCCGGGCCAAAGCGGACAGGGTTGATATCAATCTCAGCCATCAGTCACTGGCCGCCGGCCGCCTCTGCGAAGACGGCCAGTTTCGCCAGATCGTCACCGTTGAAGATGCGGTGCGCGGCGGCTGTGACCTGTTTGACCTGGAGCAGCTGCGCACGCGCTACAGCCCGGAGGACTACCAGAACCTGCTGATGTGCGTCTTTATGGACGATCTGGCGTCGGTGTTCCAGCTGGCCATGCTGCAGAAGTGCATGGTGGACAGCTGGGAAGTCTGGACCGACTTTGAAGCGCTGGCGCTGCGGCCGTTCGGCTGGAAAGAGGTCTGGATCGGCTATGACCCTGCGAAGGGAACGCAGAACGGCGACAGTGCCGGATGTGTGGTCATGGCACCGCCTGCCGTGCCGGGCGGTAAGTTCCGCATCCTTGAGCGCCACCAGTGGCGCGGGATGGACTTCCGGGCGCAGGCTGACGCCATCAGGACGCTGACGCAGCAGTATAACGTCACCTATATCGGCATCGACTCCACCGGCGTCGGGCTGGGCGTGTATGAGAACGTCAAAGCCTTCTTCCCGCAGGTGAAGGAGTTTGTCTATAACCCGAACGTGAAGAACGCTCTGGTGCTGAAGGCTTACGACACCATCGCCAGCGGGCGGCTTGAGTTTGACGCCAGTCACCTCGACATCGCACAGTCATTCATGTCTATCCGCAAGGCCACCACGGCCAGCGGCAACCGTCCGACCTATGAAACCAGCCGCAGCGAGGAAGTCAGCCACGGCGATTTAGCCTGGGCGACCATGCACGCGCTGGCAAACGAGCCGCTGCAGGGACAGGCGGCACACACGCAGAACATTGTGGAGATTTACTGATGAGCAAACGCAGGAACCGCACCCGCACGCAGCCAGTGCCGCAGCCGGATAACATGATCAGCGGGGCAGCGTCGGAGGCGTTTACCTTTGGCGACCCGATCCCGGTGCTGGACCGCCGCGAACTGCTGGATTACGTGGAGTGCGTTATCAATGATCGCTGGTATGAACCGCCCGTAAGCGTTGACGGGCTGGCGCGCACGTTCCGCGCCGCCGTGCATCACAGCTCACCCATCAGCGTAAAGTGCAATATTCTGGCGAGCACCTTTATCCCGCATCCGCTTCTGAGTCAGCAGGCTTTCAGCCGCTTTGCGCTGGATTACCTGATTTTCGGCAATGCCTATCTGGAGAAGCGGACCAGCCGCCTCGGTAACGTGCTGAAGCTGGAGCCGCCGCTGGCGAAGTTTACCCGGCGTGGCCTTGACCTGGACACGTACTGGTATGCGCACTATGGCATTAACACGGAGCCGTATGAGTTTGCGAAGGGCAGCGTGTTTCACCTGATGGAGCCGGATATCAATCAGGAGATTTACGGCCTGCCGGGCTACCTGTCGGCTATCCCGTCGGCGCTGCTGAATGAGTCGGCTACACTGTTCCGCCGCAAGTATTACCTTAACGGCAGCCATGCGGGTTTCATCATGTACATGACCGACCCGGCGCAGAGTCAGCAGGACGTGGACAATATCCGCGGTGCCATGAAAAGCGCAAAAGGCCCTGGCAACTTCCGTAACCTGTTTATGTACAGCCCGAACGGGAAAAAGGACGGCATCCAGATCATCCCACTGTCAGAGGTAGCGGCAAAGGATGAGTTTCTGAATATCAAGAATGTCAGCCGTGACGATATGCTGGCCGTGCATCGCGTTCCGCCGCAGCTGATGGGGATTATCCCCAGCAACACGGGCGGGTTTGGAGACGTTGAAAAGGCCAGCAAAGTGTTTGTGCGTAATGAACTTATGCCATTGCAGAGACGCTTTGAGGAATTGAATGAGTGGGTGGGCGAGAGGATTATAAGGTTTGAAACGTACAACCTTTAATAGATAAATGGGTGCGTTAAGCACCCTTTTTAATATTGTAACATCTTGGGTTGGACACCTGCTCCACATTGTTTATAACCTCAACAAACTTACTGTCTTTTATCTCCTTTAAGTAGAAAACACCCTTACCATCTTTACACTCCTTCAAAATAAACAACCCACTAAATTCCCCTACGACTAATTTTTTATCTTCTGTTTCCCATAAAGTTGAAGCAAATTGGTTATGATAGTTGACCCCAGCTAAAAAACTTGATACCGCCATCACAATAGCTGTTCCAGTTAAAGCCCAAAAGTTTACTTCAAGAGCACCTTCTTTTTTAGTTAGCATGCCTGAAGAAATATATACTGTGAACCAAGATGCAATCCCAAAAACGCCCCCATTAAGATAGATTACCGGATCTGTTTTTCCACTTCTTATATTGTATATATATGAGAACACAGTAAGTGCGATGATTACCCAGAGTAAATATTTAATGTTTTCGGCCTTGAGTTTCCCATCATTACCAAAAAAGTGTACTACGCTACCGATTATAGTGAAGAAGTAAATTAATAGCTTTAAAGAAATATTTATTACACTAGTGAGGTCAAGGTTTATATAGTATGTGGGGTAGCCGAAATAGATGGCTTCGCCGACTTTAAAACAATATGCATTTATAAATAGCACAGCAGTCAAAAGAGTAATGATTGGGAAGTCTAGCTTAGAGTTTATGCTTATCATATGAGATTAAATGAATTTGTTTATTAATTTAAGCACCTGAAAACAGGTGCTTTCCCCTATTCTTTAATAAGACTACCCCAGTCGAGGTCAGACTCTTCAACTACAATATTAATAATGCAATGCACGTGATCATCGTTAATCCTAACGTAATTGAAAAGCTTTGTTTTGACAACTCCAGAGAAAGAAGAGCGGGAATCATCGTTAGAGATATTTACGTAATCACCTACGTTAGGGAGAATAAGCAAGGCGTTCTCTTCTGATGAGCAGCTTACTATATCTCCATCATCAATAGGCCTTGAATTCCCTTTAGGCAGATATTGATAATCGTAACCATATGTAGTTTTCATTTTTAGAACCTCCAACGATTTAAGATAAATCTTAATATCACGTTGATGTCTAATAAAGTCAACAATAGTTTGTCAGAGAGTGGGTGCTTCTGCGCGCGCTCGTAGCCCCGCCACGCCTGCCCACTTTATGAAGTGGTTTTCATGCACCTGCATGGCATAAGCAAAAGCCCGCCATTACTAGCGGGCCGGGGCGCCTGGGATCCTTTAAGGATTATGCGGATTCATGCAGGTACTTGCGCAATTACACAAAAAATTAAAAGAGCAGTCTGCAAGCTTGCGTACATACATTTTTTCAGACGCAGCTTGTTTTACTCAAGCTGATAATGGCACTGAAACCCCTTTAAGAGTGTCAGGTACTGAAATTTTTGGGGAAAAAATCATGACTTCTTCTCCGGATTTTTTTTGTTGCGCAGTATATTGTAAGGAATATTCAACTCGCGGAAAATTGCTATAGATATTCTTGATTTCTTCTGCATTGTCGTAAGAAACAAGCCAATTCGGGAAGTTTATTTCCTCAAGTTTCTTCATGACGAGCACATGATCATCGTGATCATAAAAATTACGATACAACCCTTGACCTTTAACATAATAGGGAGGGTCTAAATATAAAAGAATTTTATTTTTATCGGCCTTTCCAAGGCTATCCATGAAATTCAAACCCTCAAGGAAATCTATCGCATCCAAATTAGTAACAACAATTCTCTGATTATAATTTGCTATACTTTCGATTCTTGTTATTAAATCTTCACGATTAAAGCGCACATCCATCTTCCATTTCCCATCTTGCGCTTTTCCACCTATCACTCCTGCTTTTAAAATACCAGAACGATTAGTCCTATTTAAGAAGAATGCAGAAAAACCAACTTCAAGTTTTGAGAACTCTGAAGGATTAGAAATAACATGACGATGAAAGCACCATTCTTCCATATTAATTTTGGCTGTGCTAATCAGCTTGCAAAGATTTTCAGTATCATCAACCACTGATGACCAAAAAGAATAGACCGCAAAGTCAGCATCATTAATATAAATCTTACGAACATATTCTTCTAATAACAATTCTAAGGCTACCCCTGCACCTCCAGCATATGGTTCAGCATAAGCTCCATCGTTTAACCGATTTTGCTCAATGACATCTTTTAAAAAATAAGATAACTTTCCTTTTCCGCCGGGATATCTTAGTGGGGTATAAAATTTCATATCTACCTCTCAAGCTTGATCCCACATCATATCAAAACATAGACATCCATGTCTATGTTTGTCTTAATTTCAATCGCCCCAGATCAGGCTAATCAAAACTTCAAAATTATCCCATTCAGTATTAACAGCCTCTTTTGACAAAATCAGATGAGGATTATGGACATATTGCTGCAAAGAGCCATTATGTTTAGTTATTTGGCTTGAATGAGTTATCACAGCTGTACATTGACTACCTGTCATTTTTTTTCTATCACGAAGATAGTGCGCGCACATTATAACTTTGTCGTGCAGGCCCGGATTCCTATTTGCATCTTTCTGACCAATCTGATTATCTTCTATAAAAGTACTTACAGAAAGGTCAATGAATATACGTAATAATATAGATATTGCGTTTGGAGTAGAGTCAAATGTCAAATGACTTTTTAGCTCACTAAATATACGAGAACACTTTTTATGTCCTCTAAAATTAAGCTTGACATAGGACGGTATTAGGTTGTTTCGATCAATTTTTGGAGTGGCTTTATTCTTTCCTTTTTTCTTATCTTCTCCATCACCTTCAAATTCAGACTCTGATTTATCTTTATCTTCAGAATAATCATCATTCTTTTTTTCTTGATTTTCAGAAGAGCTATCCCTGCTTTCTTTGATATCATCTACATCTGCAGGACTCTCATCTTCAAACTCTTCATTAACTGGTTGAGTTGAAACCTCCGGATTCGATTCAAGTAAACTCCACGGCTTATTTAAAACCATTTCAGATGATTTGATACTTTGCTCAATAATAAAATTGACCCTATCATCTTGACTTCGAATTCTATTTACTGTGAAGCAAGGTTTCCCCTTTTCATCCTCTTCAATCATTACTGCCAAAATATTTTTAAGTTGAGACTGAAATCGCTGATAAGGTTGAAAGCAATATAATATGCCATCAATGCTTTTTAAATTAAAGTAATCACGAACCTTTAGATCGCCAAAGAGGCGAGTTATATTTGTTATTCTTAGTAATTTCTTTTTCTCTAATATTTCTTTGAAATAATCAGTATTTAATTCTAAAAAGGTGAATAGTTGATTACCAAATGATTGTTTACCATTTCTAGCCATATGTCTGGCTTTTTCTGGTGCCGTCCACTCGACCCTTCCTACTCCTCCATTTTGGCCGGTATGCTTTAAATTCACCCAATGTTCGTAATCGTCATTATCAAAAACTACGCAATTATCAATGATCTTTATATCTTTGGATTGAGTGATTTTGAGCTTTTCAAAAGCCTTTCTTGCTCTTTCATTAGGGGCGAGTTTAGGGGATAACAACAACTTGAGTGCAGTAACTCGTCGATTTCCTTCTGCTACCACATAAAAACCATCTTCATCTTCACTAGGATATACCAAAACATTCTCAGACGGGTCCAAGCCTTTTGCAACGATATCCTTGGCCAAGCGGTAGATGCGGTCGTACTGCAAATCTAGCATTTTAGCTATAGCGTCGCGTTGGTTTTCAGCTGATACAGGAAAGCGAGAGTTGTCTACATCCAAAAGTAACTTGTTGATATTCATTGATTTAATTTGATTCATTAAAACATCCTCTGTCGAATTCTTGACGTCAAAAGATCCATTTTTTATCATAATTTGCATACTAGCAATAGGGTTGAATGTATTATCACTTCTGCGGTGAATCGTTCTCGTTCCCGCATGTTTAATCCTTATTGGCTTTTTAATCCGACAATTTACACAGACAGTTTAAATTTTTGATAAATCTTGCTGACGTGCTGCAAGCGCTGAATAAAAGCATTTAGATAGTGCTAATCATCATTTTTGAAAATTAAGTCTTTGATACCGGTATGGTCAAGATATTAAAAAGCAACGCAACTATGCGCCTGTAAACTTAAGTGGCCTAAACAGAAGCCGCCGCCGTTCTCTTTTGGCCGCTGAAAGAAAACTAATCCGCCAGGCGCATAATCAGTCAGGCTTTCGCCCCGGTAAACTACCTGATAATTTGAATCGCTTCCGGCCATAGCCTGACGCCTCACGGTACTCGTTGTTCAACCTTGCCAGCGCCAAAAATAAATTTTGTCGCCAGCAACGTTATCAATATGCCTGGCTGTGGACTCAGGCTATTCCGCAGCGTAAAAAATCTCATCGTCAGGGACTTTTTCACAGCTCGAATGCGCTAACTCAGCGATGATACTCATCGCCAATTTCATGTCAGATTGCTTGCAATTTGCTATAAGCGACACCTCAGCAATGAACTGAACGCAAGCCATCTTACGGTTTATCGGTGCCAAATCTTGAGTGTCCATCTAACCCTCCCTTTACTCTAAAGACTGTATAAGCATACAGTAGTAGATGCGTTAAGAAATGTGAAATGTTTTTTCCTTCAATCGGTCCTAATCTGAAAATGAAAACTACGATTACCAGCGATTCCAAGCTGTTATTTTGATTGGATAAAGCGTTTACTACCTGCCGTTAGCGGCTTCGCTTATGCCAGGTTTATTAGTTCAGATCCATTGACGCCACTTATCGTCTTCCTGCAGCCGCCCGTTCCGGTAAAAAATTCTCATCCCCGCGCCAGAACTGATACTGCCACCGGCCAGAAGCAGGTTTGTTTCATTCTCTTGACCGGTAAAACCTCTCGCTAGCAACTCTGCAACCAGAAGCGCCCGCTGATCGTCATCAATTTGCTGCTTGTAACCCTTTTTCTGACGCGGTTTCACTACCCGGAGACGCGCCAGCAGATCCCGGCGCTGTTTTCTGGTCATATTGTCGAAATCTCCCGGACCATAAAGAGGCGTTTCACCCGGTTCTATAGGTTCAACAGATACCGGTTTGCCCCCTGAAATGTTCAGTTTTTCATCAAGGGGACAGTTATTGCCACGAGTCCAAGGGGCGCTAGCGCCCTGGTCGGCTGTCGCCTCCTGGTCGGCTGTCGCCTCCTGAACGTCAACGGCCTTACGGACCATCTTCCACTTTGTTGCGTGCGTGCAGATACGGCCCGCCACTAACGGGGACCAGATGCCATAAATGCGGGTGCCGTGATCGCCGTAAGGGGTAGGCTCGTCGTTAAGCTCGTAAGCCGTCCTGACGATGTGATGTTTGCGCGGAACCAGTACGCCGCCCTGTTTCATGATGTAGGTGGCAAAGCAGCCCACATCTGCAGCGGCCAGCACGGCGTCCAGCTGAGCGTTTTCAAGCACCGGCGCACCTGCTTTTTTATCGCTCTGATTTCTCAGCGCCTGACCGGCAAGCAGACGCAGTTCCCGGTAAGCCTGGCGGCCCGGAATACCAAAGAAGCGGAACTGCTGAACGCGATGAAGTGACGCCCACGCGCCTACGTTCTCCGCGCTGTCACGCAGGGATTTTCCGGTTTCGTTGCTGATTTCATCGGACAGGCCACGGGCATCAATATTTTTACTCACGTACTTAGCGATATAACTGGTCGGTGAACCTTTGCGCGGGTTGATGAGTTCAGCTTTAAAGCGTGGCCCGGTATTGTTGCCAAGCTCTTCGCGGTCTTCGCGAATGGCAAATTTCCGCAGCAGTGCGGTAACTGAACGGCGCTCTTTTTTGCGCATGAAGCACAGCAGGTGCCAGTGTACGGTGCCATCATGATGCGGCTCCGCAACCCGCACGCCATACCAGCGCATCCCGCCTTTATGCATGGCCTTACGGAAAGCAGCAAAGGTATCGACCAGATAATCACTGCTCTGGCGAACGGTGGCCGTGGTCCACTTCGGATTCGGCCTGCCGTTGTTAAGCGTTGCGTGGAAACGTGACGGGCAGGTGATAGTGTAAAACACGGCGCAGTCGCCGCGCATTTTCGCGATAAGCTCCAGCCCTTTAACACAGGCCATCATTTCATTGCGGCGATGTGCCGGGTTGCTGTTACTGGCATTTACCACGTCTTCCATATCCAGCGTATCGCCTTCATTACTGATCAGCTCATGTGAGCGGAAGAACTCCAGAGACTTCCTGCGCTGCTCACGCTTATGGATCACCGCCTCATAGCTGACGTAGGGGGACGCTTTTTTGTTGACCAGGCAGACAGCACGCAGCTGCTCTTCACGCCATTCACAACGCAGCTGCCACAGCTTGCGATACCACCAGTCCGCGCAGAGCATACGGGCCAGCGAGGGCGGGATCAGATCATAGGGTACGGGCTTGCGACGGCGCTTTTTGCGGCGCAGGCGCTCAAAGGCCGGGGGGATTACGTCCAGGCGCATCGCTTCCGCTGCAACCAGTTCCCATGCCTGGCGGACCTGCTCCGGCGTCACGTCATCACTGACGAACAGATGGCCGCTGGCCTTATCCAGACACATGCTCATGTGCGCAGCGACCAGCGTAGATAAACGCTTGACCTGATTCTGGTTCATTTCAGGCAACGCCAGCAGGCCGTCCAGCCCGTCATGACCGGCCATAAAACGGAATGAGGCTGAAATCTGGCTTTCGCGCACGCGGGCTAGCCTCTCAAGGCAGGGGCGAATAGTTTCGCGCAGGTAGCGGGAATAAGCCTGCGGCCTGCCGAGATTGTGGAAAAACTTAACGCGCTCCATGAGTGGCTTGCTGATGTGCGAAGGCTGGGCGCTAACATCGGCCACGATGACTAGATCGGGATTGTGTTGCTGCTGTTCGCGGGCCATCTTTGCCCGGCTGATAATTCTGTCCTGCACAATTTCACGCTGGACGGGATCGCGGGACTCGTTGAAAAAATAGCGCTCCCAAACCTCATCACTCAAAGCCTCACGGCGCAGCTGTTCCTGCTTGTTATCCGCTGCATAGAGAGTGATTAGGTTTGAAAGCGCGGACACCGGCGTAACTTCCGCCGGGTCCAGCTTTGGATTGATTGCCTTTTTAGGGGCATTCCATGGGTATGCGTAAACCTGAGTCATTAAACCGCCAGACTCATGTGCCGCACTGCGATGATTTCTGATGCGCGCTTGCCTTCACCTGCAGCCACGCCAACAGAGCGGGCAGCAGTGACTTTTATCAGGTCAAATTCGCGGAAGATACTGCGGGTAAACAGTGTGTCGCTGTTAGAAACGATCACCGGGTTACGATCAGAGATACCCAGCAGGATGCAGGCCAGCGAGTGCTGATCATCGTCGCTAAACCCATCGGTGTGATAAGCGGTAAAAGTGCCGTGATATGGCGGATCGCAGTAAACGACATCACCGGCACGGACCATGTTCAGGGTTTCGCTGTACCCCAGACATTCAAACGTCGTGCGCTGAGCCTTCGCGGCAAACGCTTCGATTTCGACCAGCGGGAAATATGGCTCTTTATAATTGCCGTAGGGATTATTGAATTCACCGCGTTTGTTATAACGGCAAAGACCACGGTAGCCGTGGCGGTTCAGGTAGAGGAATTGCGCAGCGCGTTCCAGCAGTGGCAGTGCCGCGTTGAAGTTAAAGTCTTCGCGGACCTGATAATAACTCTCTTCCGTTTTGTTCTGATTAAAGAGCGATAACGCCACGACAATAAACGGGCGCGTATGCTCTTTAACCTGACGATAGAGGTTGATCAGATCGGGATTAACATCCGCCACCAGATAGGCCGGGTAATCCGTATTCATCATGACCGCACATGAACCGGCAAACGGCTCAACCAGACGATCACCGGCGGGCAGGTGCTTAATCAGTTCAGACATCAGGCCGGACTTGCTGCCAGCCCATTTAAGGATGGTTTTCATAATGCAGCACCTTTGTAATGCGCACTTTTAAGCTCACTGACTTCTTTGCAGGTAACGCAGAGGGAAACGGCCGGCAGTGCGCGGCGGCGCTTCTCCGGGATTTCTTCGCCGCACGACAGGCAGAAAAACTCACTCGCCCCAGCCGGGCGGTGAGTAGCGTTAGCCAGATTGCGCGCCAGCTCTTCCTGCACGCGCTGCTGTACCAGATCCATTGAGTCAGCCATCAGTGCAGCTCCTGCGCCTGGTTCTCAAAGCGTTCCGCCTCTTTGTCCAGCAACTCGATGATTTCCGCTGCGGACATTTCATTTTTACGGGCATGAATTGCCAGTGCGGCCAGGCGGATAGAAGCGGACAGCGCATCATCACTACGCTGTTCGGTTTTGGCCTTACTCAGCAGGACGGCCAGCGCGTCCTCATCGGCTTTAAAATTACGGGTCTCGATATTTCGCATTTCACTTTCTCCTGAATTCGGGCAAAAAAATGCCCGACGGGTTTACGCCATTTAATTTCGTTGGGTTAATTAATTAGGTAACGTCAGATTCTTTGGAAATAAACTCACGACTGCCTTTAAGTGATTCATCGCGCTAATCAGCGCCGTTAATTCGTCACTCGTCAGTTCACTGAAATCAACGCTGTGACGTTCTTTGCTGATATTTGCCAGGAAGAATATTGCGCTCAGTGCGCGGCCATTTTGTTCAGCCTGGTGATCGCGCTTATTACGCATATCTGCGATAAAGCGTTTGAGTTCGTGGCTGCAATCGCCGTACATCATGGTACGAAGCGCAGAGATATGATTAAGCGCACTTGCACGCTGCCCCGCGTTCATCTGAACAGTGATACTCTCAGCTTTGTAACCCATGATTCTTTCCTCTTACCGGTTAATTCTTCCAGCAGTTCGGCCTGTGAAATTGCCGGATGCCAGCGCCTGCCCTTATCTGCTGCAATCCAGCCGTGGCCGTATGCGTGGGACGGGCTTTGCCGCTTCAGAAGCGGAGCTACTGAAAAGGCCATATTTCACACCATCCCGATAGATGCACCGATACCACTTAACACATCAGCAGTACCCGACAGCGCAGGATTAGAGTGGACGCGAGTCTGGACCGCGAGGGCCGCCAGCATCATGCAGCGAATGCCGGTATTAGCAGCTTCAACGATCCCGCGACGGCATGAGGTGGTAATGCTGGCGTGATTAGCAGCACTGGCAGCAAGCGTCCCGACTTGAGCGGAAGCATTGAGCACGTAAGCCGGAAATTTTTCAGCGGCATGTTCATTGACAGGAACACACGGCAGACAGTGCAGCTGCGCCAGCATCCCATCCATCAGCGTTGCGTCCTCGGTCAGATCAGTAAGCAGCAGCACTTCAGGAACGGTCAGCTGATGCACCTGATCAGGATTGAGTTTGTTACGAAGAGTCTGCACTTTCATGCCCGATTGCTGCGCCAGCTTCACCATATTGTGGGACAGCGCAAACTTGCGGCAGGCGTCGTCATAGTGGCTATGGGTGGAAGTCTTAAAATCAAACATGGTCATTCCTTTGCTCAACTTAAATAATTAAGTTGTTACGCAGCGACGTAGTGGCAATTGACACCTTGAGCGAGCAAACGCGCGCGGAAGGCAACCATGTTGATGCGTGCGGCACCACCAACTTTTTTACGTGGCATAACAAGCAGATCACCGTCTTCAACCATCTGCTTCACAGTGCGAAGGCTGTAACCATAAGCCTGTGCGAACTGTTCATAAGTCATCAGATCGGGGCCGCTAGGTATTGTAATTTGATTGGTCATCGGGGATTATCTCCAGTTGGCAGTATTTACGGTGCATTGGCGTGCATTTTCACTAACGAAGTGGATGATATATTCCAAATGGGTTTGTGTAAACAGATCATATTGGATTATTTGAAGGTTATATGACCGATTACAACAGCGATGTTAAGGCCATACTGGAGAGAATCCTTAAATCTTATGGGGTTAGCTCACGCCCAGAGCTCGCGGAACTTTTGAAAATTCCGTTACCTACTATCCAAAATTGGGTGGCTCGCCAGAGTTTACCCGGCGATTACATAGTTCAATGCGCATTGGATACAGGAGTAAGCCTTAGATGGCTGGTTAATGGTGAACTTGCAAATGTAAGTTCAGATGGGGCAAAGCATCCCTCTCTTAAAGGGAAGAAGCTTCATGACACTATGCTAGCTAATGGCGGGCGGGCAGTGCTGGATCGCATAATGCACGCATATGGCTTTACTATGCAGAAGCAACTCGGTGACTTGCTTGATATTCCTTCAGCGACGATGAGCGCATGGGTTCGCAGAGATTATTTTCCAGGTGATGTTGTCATTACATGCGCACTTGATACGGGGGTTTCTCTTTCTTGGTTAGCTACTGGCCATGAGGATGAGGCACTTCCCCCGAGAGATTTAGCTGATCAGCTGATACCATCCATACCTGCACGAAAACTCTCCGGAGGCACATTAGAGAATCAGGCTGATGTGAGTTTTAATCTTTCTCTTTTTGGCTTTGATTTAACTAACCCCCTCTATATTCAACGCGGCTCGATGTCATGGATCGTGGAAGGGGAGGCCCAGACCATTGGTAATGGTGATTGGCTATTAGATATTGATGGAAATAAAGATATTTATACCGTGTCACGCCTTCCGGGTAATAGGATCAAAGTTACTAACAATTCATCTTCATTTGAATGTTCAGAAAGTGATGTAAATCCTATTGGCTTCGTAATGCTGACAATATCCAAAAATTTATAGGGAAATTATGGCTGAGTTAATTTTATTAATAATAGCGACAGTGAGCGGTATTATTTCAGCTCATATTAATTGTAAAGCAAACAGCATCAGAGGTTTTAAAGCTTTTATGAGCCTATGCCTTGGTGGGGCAGTGCTGGGCACAATAATGCTTTTTAGTTTCTTAGCTCCTATGTGGGTTTCATATTCAATAGCGGCTGTATGTATTGCCATCCTAATCAATAATATATCTAAATTTAAAGAATCTTTGGTTAGATAATATGTCCATTAAAAAACTGTCATCTGGCGAATGGCTTGCTGATTTTTATTTAGATGGGCGCGGCAGTCGACGTGTTAGGAAAAGCTTTGCGACAAAAGGTGAAGCGGTAGCTTTTGAAGATTACACGCGCGCTGAGGCCGGAAACAAACCGTGGATAAAAGAGAAGGAGGATCGCCGCAAGCTTAGTGAGCTGATAAATCTCTGGGATTCTCTACATGGGCAGTCGCTCAAGGCCGTCAAATCTCGTAAGGCAAAATTAGATATTGTGTGTGCCGGATTAGGTGATCCGATAGCCTCTCAATTGACGGCAAAAGATTGGGCGCATTATCGTGACCAGCGCTTGAAGGGTAAAATTTCTAATGGCTATCACGACGATAAATCAAAGTGGAAAGTAAAGCCTATTACTGTCAACAGAGAGCAAAACTATCTTGCCGCTGTTTTCAATGAACTGAAGCGATTAGGGGAATGGACTTTACCTAACCCACTGGAAGGTGTCAGGACGTTCCGGGAAGACGAAAAGGAAATGTCCTGGCTTACCTTAAGGCAGATCACAGAACTTCTGAATGGCTGCGAGCTTTACGGAAAGCCAGACTTAAAGATGATATGCAAAGTTTGCCTGGCTACTGGTGCGCGCTGGACTGAAGCGGAAACCTTGACCCGTTCACAGCTATCGCCTAATAAACTTTCATTCTTTAAAACTAAAGGCGGTAAAAACAGAACGGTTCCTATCCAGGCATGGCTTTATGACGAGCTAAAGGAACGGCAGGGCAGGATGTTTAAGCCATGCTATCAGGACTTCAAGAAGATGCTGGCTACTACTACTATCCAGCTTATAGAAGGTCAGAAGACTCATGTGCTACGGCACACTTTTGCCAGCCATTTTATGATGAACGGTGGCAACATTCTGGTGCTTCAAAGAATACTCGGTCACGCTAACATCCGTGAAACCATGAAGTATGCTCATTTTGCTCCAGACCATTTAGAAGAAGCGGCGGCGCTTAATCCTCTGACAAGTTTGATGTCCACAAATTGACTACCCAGCTTGTACGTGCTCGCATTTGGTTGCACTAAATATAGATATAACTAACTGTTTTTTAAATAAAAAGCTTATGTATCAATAGTGTCGCGAAAAAGCGTCTTAACTAAGGTATCGCTAACGCGACATCTAAAAGTTAATAGCAAACAAGGGGTTGGCATCTGCCAGCCCCTTTTTTATGTCACTGCCTGCCTGTTGCCTACCGTTAACCGGCGTCCGGCCGCTGAAAATGATAAATCGCGGTATTAACCGGCCCTTCCTCTAATACGATCAGGCCATAGCGACAGCCAATGAACTGGCCACCGCACTTCTCAGCCACGCCCCGACTGGCCAGGTTATCCTCAGCCGCCAGAATCTCAATCACCCGGGTCTCCGGGCGTGAAAACCCCAGCGGCAGCAACGCGGCCACTGCGCGGCTGGCGATCCCCTGACGCTGTGCATCACTGCGAACCCAGTAGCCGATTGCGCTGGTGTCACCCGGATGACGGGCAAAGCGCACACCTGCACCACCCAGTAACTGGTCATGCTGATCAACGATGGCAAACTCTTCTGCTTCCTTCCGCATCCGTTGCCAGTGAGTAAAGCGGATCCAGCTTTCTGCTTCATGAGGCTGATAATCGTGATGCGCCCAGACCATCCACGGGATAAGGCTATCCAGAGAGGCATTAACCGCAATGGTAAACGCAGATACGTCGCTGAGCTCAAAAGGTCGCAGATAAATATTTTGTGGTGATGGGGGCAT